TCTCTTCCAGCATTTAAATAAACACCACAGCTTGATTCCCTTGCAATTAATGAGCCAACAACATTAACAATAGAAAAGACAAAGATACCATTAGCTTTTGCAATGTCCATTGCTCTATGTACGTCCTTGGTTTCACCACTCTGTGATAAGACTAAGACACCTACGTCATTATACGGTCTTGGAATATCTTTAATTGAAAATTCCGAAGCATCAATAACTTGTACAGCCTGTACTGATTCTAAGAGTTTAAAGTATTTGGAACCTAGTAAGGCGGCATGAAAACTAGTTCCACAACCAAGTATCAATAGATATTTTATTTTTAAAAGCTCATCCCTGTGATCATTAAGTCCTCCTAGTCTCACTTTATCTTCTCCTACTAACCTGCCCCCTAAATTCATTGCTCTAAACAATGAATCTGGTTGTTCCATAATTTCTTTTAACATCCAATGGCTGAATGGTGCGGGAGTCGTTGCAATGAGTGAAGTACCAGATGTATTGGAAAAGCCAGCATTCTTATTAATTTCTGCGATTTCTTCAGCAGTGGACATAAAATTCCAGATCTTTTCAGGTTCATGGATGATTTTAGAATTATGTTCGATAGTAATACGAGGCTTACTTATGTTATTACTATTTTTAAGATCTTGTCCTGAAACCTCATCATCCAAACTTATGCATATAATCTCATTGTTCTTTAACAAAAAGTAGTTTTTCACATGGTTCAGTACGGCAGAACTTTCGGATGCAACTAATGCGAAATTATGATCATAACCAACTACAAGAGGAGATCCATTCTTACATAAATAAAGCTTATTGGGTGTTTCTGTCGAAATGATAGCAAGACCCCAAGTTCCATGTAATTGTTCTATGGTTGTTTCGAGTGCTTTCATGAAAGTATAACCCTGATCCAAATAATAACCAATTAGGACCGCAATCACTTCGGTATCGGTCTCAGATGTAAAAAAGTAGCCATTTTGTTGTAAAAAGTTTTTTAATTCTTGATAGTTTTCAATGATACCATTGTGTACTAAGGCGACTCTGTTTTTATTATCAAAATGGGGATGAGCATTGGGATCAGTAATGGCACCTGTGGTGGCCCAGCGACTGTGTCCTATTACAATTTTATTGTCTTTATGATCCTCAAGTTTTTCTCCAACAGCTTGTACTGCTGTTTGATTTTTGCGATTGGCACATTTGTTCCATACAAGCTTATTATCCTTATTGATACTACAAACTCCACAACTGTCGTAACCACGATTTTGTAATATCTTAATTCCTTCGTAGGTTATTTCTACACCTCCGAAAGTTCCTATAAATGCAATAATAGCACACATCTTTTCGTCCTTTATAATTAGCTTGCATTATTTTTGTAATAGCAGAATATTCTCGCATTCATAATACTAAAGCTAAAGCTAAACTAAAGCTAAAGCTAAAGCAAAAGTAAAATGTTATTGCGGAATCCTGTAAATCGGCTTAAAATAATCTATTATATTATAGATTAAGCCATGACACTTTGGATTATAACTATTACAGATGCGGATCGAGGTGAGCTCGCCTTCTCCGCGACAAAGGATGGTGTCAATCAAGGTTCATTTACAGAAGTTGCTGCAAATTTTGCCCGTTTTAATATTAGTTCAAATCCTGGACGTCCTGATCTAGGTTGGAGTTATAATGCAGATGGTGCGGAGGGATCAACCGTAACTGGTAATATTTTGTGGCAAAAAGAGGGCGAAGGGATTGTAGAATTTCCTCCTGTTGGATCGGGTTTTCAACCAAGAGACTGCATTATCATCCTCAATGCCACGACAGGTACTACGGCTCTTCTCTCTATTGGTTCATTCGATAATAACCTAGGATTTACTATAGAAAGAAATGGTAGCGTTGGTCCTGGTGATATGATATTTGCGGTCATACCTAGTAATGCTCTTCCTAGATTTACTGACAAACCATGCTGTGTTCATCCAAATACCATGGTTTTGACGAAGTCTGGACCTAAGATGATCAAGAATATAAGGGCAGGTGACATAGTGATCGATGTTAACAATAAGGAGATTTTATTGATTGGTAATGCAAAAGGTGTGACTACTAAGAAATTCGTTAGAATACCACAAGGAAGCTTAAATCAGTCGACACCAAGTCAGGATCTGTTAATTAAGGAAGAACACCCTATCCTGGTTGATGGTAAAGAAACTACCCCACAGAGATTGATGAAGAAGGCAGCTGGATATCAAGTATCGAATATAGTTCTGAATAAACCAGAGCATGTTTACACATTATGTACAAAGGATCGTCACTTTATCATGATGAATGGAGTTCCAGTAGGTTCTTGGGGAGAAAAGGCTTGGCAGCAGTATAATAATGCTAACCCCGATCTGTTCTGGATTATGCAGTAAAATCTTTAGCTAGCATTTGCATATGTATACATCTACATATGCAAAATATAAATAAATTGCAGAATCAAAATGCAGCTATACTTTTTAAGGTAGTAGTGATAACAACTTGTGGTAAAAGTACCATTTATGAAAAAATATTAAAGAATATAGTGCGAATGTCGGGTAATGATCTTCCTTATTTTAACGTTTTGACTCGCACATCGAGTCGACCGAGGTTCTTTTGGTATAACCGTCAGTCTGTTAAGAAACAGACATATGCTAAAATCAGACACTATGTAAGTTACGATGATGATTTAACATATGATTCTTATTTAAAATTTTATGAGGACGAAAAGGATATATATCTTATTAAGGTCGAAAGATCTCAGGAATTCAAATCAGACAGATTTCCACCAAATCTTTATTGTAATATTTTAACCCAATCTGTACCAGATGGGCTAGTAATGTATTTGGATGATGATGATTTGTTCTTGGAAAATAATTCAGTGGAACAGATCGTGAATGGTTTAATGACATCCTCTTTAGGGCATTTGGAAGATTCAACCGAGTCTGAAGGTTTAGTTGGTACCTCAAATAAATTTGCAGATGCACTTGTGTTATGGCGAGTAAAATTTCCAAACGATAGGATAATCCCTCGTAAACTGGGTAGGAAACCTATCGCCGGAGATGTTTCTGCGATAGGATTTTGTTTTGATAGATCTGTTCTACGAGAGGAAGAACAATTATGGGATGATCGAAAGGGATCAGACCATAGAGTAGTAGTAAAATTGTGGGCTCGTCTTAGACCAGTATGGATAGACAAAGTGCTAACAGGGGTTAATTATCAAAAACCAAGAGAGATTGGTACGGGTCAAAGAATGGATATGTCATCACAGGAACTATCTGTTTGCTGTGGGGATGATGAAGTTTCTGACTCAGCTCTAGAGAATGAATATAGGAAATTTATGCAACTTAATCAAGAAAAAAGTAATAAAAAAAGCGATCCGTTAATAGAACCAAAATTTAATCATGGATACCATCATAGTGAAAGACTCAACTCTAACGACCCATTGCAACAGAGTAACATGTCAGATAAACAGAAAAAAGTCATACTTAACATAGTTAAGAAGCCACAAATGTTACAGGGGGCGGTCCCAGCTTCACCTTCTCCTAGTACAATTAATGGACCCATATCAAATTCAGGAGCTGAATCATCTCATCCTAAACTTCGTATATCTATCAAACCCTTAAGCCGTCCTCCGCCATCTGAAATGAGTCCAGTTTTGTCCCAACAAAATCCTCCTCAAATAAATATTCGGACTCAAATACCTAGTGAAAAGAAGCCAGTAATATCCATTAAACAAGTTTTTCAACCCGAACCACAATCAAAAACTCATCAATCACATAATGAAAGCAAAAGTACCGTAAAAGAATCTTATTCCCATGAGCGAAAAAGCGATCATGAACCAGAGCAAGATCAAGAAGAAGATCAAGACGAAGATCAAGATCAAGATCAAGATCAAGATCCAAAGCAAGAGCAAGAGCAAGATCCAGAGGAAGATCCAGAGGAAGATCCAGAGGAAGATCAAGAGCAAGATCAAGAGCAAGAGCAGGAGCAGGAGCAAGAGCAGGAGCAAGATCAAGAGCAAGAGCAGGAGCAAGAGCAAGAGCAAGAGCAAGAGGAAGATCAAGATCCAGATCTAAATGCACAACAAGAGCATGAGGAAGATCAAGAGGAAGAGGAAGAGCAAGAGGAAGAACAACAAGAACAAAATCTAGCTCAAGATGATGCAGATGAAGACCAGGGGATAGACCAAAATGGTGAAGAACAGGGATTAGAAGAAGAAGAGCAGGAGCAAGAAGAAGAAGAGCAGGAAGAAGAAGTAGAGCAGGACCAGGAACAAGAATATGATGAACATCCCCAAGAAGATCAGGAGCAGGATCATGAGCAGGAGCAGGAGCAGGAACAGGAACAGGAGCAGGAACAGGAGCAGGAACAGGAGCAGGAACAGGAGCAGGAGCAGGATCAGGATCAGGATCAGGAGATACAGGATACAGAATCAAATCAGGAAGTAGATGATATTATTGATACGGTAATGATGAATACAGCTAAATCAGCGTTACATCAACAGCGTTCGAAAAATTCAGAAGGAAATTCACAAGTAAATTCAAAAGGGGATTCAAAAGGGGTTCAAAAGGGGGATTCAAAGGGAACTTCACAGCAAAAGGAAGATTTAAAGGAAGATTTAGAAGATGAGTTTCAGTTACATCCTCAGATTACGAAGATGTTAGACATTTTATCAGAAGATGGTCGAGTATATGTTTTAAGAGAGGATGATTTGCAAAATGTGTTTATTAAATTGTTAAAAATGCAGCGTATAATTATTGAGCAACAGAGTGAATTTAAGAAGGATTTTGAAACCGTTAAGAAAGATCTAGCGACGAGACAATCAGAACTTCTGGAACTGAAGGAAAGTATTACAAAGTTACCACAGAGCCAGGTGCAACGTCAAGGAGGAGCAATTGATCTTTTGAAGAAGATTGATAATGCTGTGACTAAGGATAAAAACTCAGTTACTACAGAAAACCCAATAACAAAAGATAAAATTGAGAGTACATCCAAAACCACAGCATTAATAAGGACTTCGGCTATAAATAGAGCCAATGCTAACATTTCAGCTAAACTAGCATCAAGTCAATCATCCAACCAATCATCGAACCAAACCACAACCCAACCCACAACCCAACCCACAACCGCAACCCAAACCACAACCCAAACTAGATCAAAGACGTCCATGCAATCTACGATTGCGGCAACTGGACTAGTTACACAATCTACACAAGCTACACAAGGATCAGCCAGTAATATACCAAATGGTCGAAGAAGAATAGCTAAGGCACCAGCAACAAGCCCAGAAGCTGCTTCTCCACTAGCTAATAGGATTCATAATGGTAAATTATCATTAAGAAAGGGACCTGCCCTAGAAAAGCCAGAAAAGCTAGAAAAACAGGATCGAATGAGTAGAAGTGCAGCAAACTTTGGAAATTCTGGAGGTTTTGGAGGATCGGGAAACAGACCAAATATAGGTGCAAATCCAAGAGCGGGAGGGGGAAGTTTTAACGCGGCTTATACACAGAGCGAGAGTCAACATAACACGAGTAGAGAGAAAAATAAGAAAGGTGTGAATACTAGGAACCCTAAAACACCCGATCCCTTTGATAACATTAAAACCGTTACCAATCCTAGTACAAATGCAAATCAAAGAAGAAGTACCAGAAAAAGTAATGCTGAAGATGAACTTGAAAAATTACTAAGTAGTTATGATGATGAATCTAAAAATCCGAATCAACAAGTAGTTGGTAAAGGCATGAAGCTATCAGTTAGATCAAAAAATTCTGCTTCTGCTTCAGATGCTAATACTATCGCTGGTAACGAAGAAATAGCGGATAGACTAGATGGACCAGATGGAGAAGGGATAGAAAATGCAGACGAGGTGGATAATGATTTGGTGGGAAATGAGGGTACAGAAGGTAAAGTAGGAATGGAAGAACAATCTGAAATTGATCCAGAGGATGTTGTGAACTTTTTTGATTGTGTTTACATTCTAAATCTATCAAATAATGGACAAAATCTGCAAGAAAAACTCGAAAAATTTGGCTTTAAGAACATAGAAATACTTCAACCAAAACAGAACATGGGTTTGGTCGACAATCTAGCTGATATAGTAATAAAAGCTAAAAAAGAGGACATGAAGACAATCATGATCCTTAAAGATAATGTACTCGTCTATAACAATCTTATTCAGGAATTGGGGCATCAATTAAGTAACATGGATGAAAATGCTCGAGTCTTGTATCTTGGAGCAGCGTTAATGAAGACAAAAGATGCAGTTAACTTCGACCCTAACTTTTATCTAGAAACATATACTGATCTAGTAGAACAGGGTATCGATGATGAGGAGAAAGCTTTTACTCATTGGAAAACCAAAGGATCGCGAGAGGGTCGTTGGGGTTCCCGCAGCATGAACCATCCAGATTTGGTGAAAGATTTGTCGGCAATAGTACTGCACATGGATGTGTTCGACTTATTGATAAAGAATTTGGCAAATGTGAAGAAGGGAAAGGGCTCAGACAGTAGGGGTTTTGACAAACTGGTAAGTAATTATTGCTATGCTCTAACTCCTCCACCATTTATGAATGAGATTACAAAGTATAACAAGAACAAGAATAGTACTAATAATGCTCATTTGTATTTGTAAATAAAAGGAGCCTGAGGTTTACAGAAGCTTTGATTTAAGTTCGAAACTGAGGCGTAATCGGCCCGCCTGTAGAACTACCCAATCGGCCTTACCAGTAACTTTCCAGTCAATTGGAACCCCAGTTGCTGTATCTACTCGGTACTCAGAATCGAAGGTTAATTCAAGTGGAGGCACTTCTACTGGAAGATATTCATCAGTTGAGAATTTGAGAGTTAATTTGGTAACACCACTAATAGTAGCGATTTCCTGAGCGTCTGAATCATCTGAACTATTATTGGTAGATAGGCCATCAAGTGTAAACTCTTGTGAACCTGATAAGCGGATATTATCCTCATTCATGTCCCAATTCTCCGACCAAGATTCACCAACCTGGAGAGTTTGCTGAGGATAAAAGAGATGGGCTAACAGAGGTGTTACACAGATGTCTTGATCTGAAGTATCTTGGTTATTCATATTTCGCATATTCTTGAATGAACATTGTTGATTTCTACCAGTGCGTGGACGCATGTATGGACCCATTTCTTTTAATAGTTCCTTTAGATTGTCCTTGAAGGATTCCTTTGCATCTTCTGGTACTGTTTCGTGAGGCTTATCTGTGTTGAACTTGAAAACCAATTGTGAATCCAAAATGCCAGTGACTTTTAATGCTCGGAGTTGGAGCATCATGGGAAGTTGATCAACAGATGGCTTGACTACCGAGGTTTTTGTTGACTGAAATAAATCAGTCAACAAGTCAATCTTAGGACCATTAGGTGCGTTTGGTCTATTAGGTCCTCGTGGCTTATTAGGATTAGGTTCAGTGTTATCGCGAATTTCTGTCTTAACCTTTAGATTCCAGCTAACACTACCGTTAGCCGGAAGCATATTTCGATAATCTTGAAAGGCATCATATACATCCAGGTGAAATGAGGAGCTTCCTTCAAGGGCTTGGACATATTTAGTCTTCATTGGTGGCTTAAATTCAAGGTAAACATTAGGGAGTTTTTCTGCATTTCCATGTACGGCAGGGAAATCTTGTACATAGCAGTTAGTATCATCGAAGACGGTAACAGCTGCATTTGACTTATAGGTTTGTAGTGAATATACCGCAAAAGATACGAATATCACAAAAAAGACTGAGAAAGCTAACATTTGGTTGGCGTTGGATAATCTAGCTCATCTAGAGAATATTAATAATCAATTTTTTTTGTATTCGATCATTCAATAGTAAAATTATACACTCCGAAAATTTATTTGAGGTCGAAGATTGGGGATTTTGTTGAAACAAGGGAAAAACAAAGGCAAAGACAAAGACATAGAAAAAGACATAGAAAAAGACATAGAAAAAGACATAGAAAAAGACAAAGACGAAGACGCTGTACGTTTTATTTAGTCGATTTATGATAATAAGTTAAAATAAATGTTGAAAAAAACGTGGAATCTTTCAACCTTAGGTAGGGTGATGAAAGAAAATCAAGATGTAGACGTGAAGTCCACAATATCAATTAAACTAACAAAAGATTCGCCAGCATTAGAGGATACTACATTACAAAATAATAGCAGCTCTACAGTGGCAATGCCTGATCTTATATTCACACATATGGAGCTAGTAGATACTCGACAAAGTTCTCATTTATTTCACAGAATTTCCTTTATTTGTCAGTTAAGCACTAAGACAAATTCAGAGACGGATTTGCGTATAAGAATTTTAGATACTGACTATAATGTACTTGCGGATGGTATTTGTCGACTAACAAAAACTGAGCAAAAGGAACAGAGATTATCTTTAAGTTTTTATACTGAAAAGACCGCCATACGATTGGAAATATTTTCATTTAATATGAAACGAAATGATATTTACGTTATTAATAAGATCATACAAGAATCATATACTAGAGACCAAGTCCTGGATCTATTTTTGGATAATGTTGAAGCTCAGAAATTGTTAGAATCCGTTCTCGAAGATGATGATACTCTGAAAAATCCAGCTTCTCTGGGTAAACATTATTTATGGTCTTATATAAAAGAATTGTCAAGTAGTTTACTTACAGGCAAAGATTTTATTGTAAAATCAGACTTAAATAGCGAAATGAGGAGAATCCATAGGGAATTATTTGTATTGAATCGTGGTAATCTATTGGTTAATAGCTTAATGAAGAAAGAGGGTAAAGACTTAGCAGCTATTTTGCTATGGAATCTAAGGATAGATGAACACTATAAATCATTTATTAATTTAAAGAAACCCAATGAACATAAGGAACCTAAGGAACCTAAGGAACATAAGGAATCTGTAAATAATGGACTTGTCTCTTTACGATCTAGGGAAAAGTCAATAGTAGAGAATCTTGCAAATTTGAAAGAAAAGGTTGACACGCTATTGACAGATATACGTCGCCATGAGGATAATGTGGTAGCAGCTACGAAGATCAGAGCTACAATTATATCAGATATAAGACTACTTGAATCTTCGCGTTTGGAGATGGAAGCAAGAAAGCTTCAAGAAACGGGTATGGACAGAAGTAGGGATAGTGAAAGTAATATAGGTAAGGAACTAGATGAGAAGAAGAAAATTCTTGTACAACTAAAGGCACATTTAATGAAAGAGCTACTTAGACAGAATAACCTTAAACGTGTATCTGAGATCTTTATTCAGTTAATAGGGAGTTATGAGACTGACCTTGGGGATGATAATCTTTTTGTGGAAACGATAAAAAACTATAAGAACCAGATAATGAGCGTCTATAACTTAATAGGGCAGGATTTGCATGCAATAGAGGATGAATTAACAAATATACAAGAGGACCGACATATACAAAAAGTAAAAGAACGGGTTAACGAAACAGAAGGCAAAAATGGTGAAAAAACAGAAGAAAAACATGCTGAGAAAGCTACGATACAAGATAGAATAATGGATAACGAAAAGAGGTCAGTTGTACTAAAATCTGAAGTGGAGGACATAACTAATAAGATAAATGATACTAACAAAAAGATAGGTGATATAAAGAGAGTGACTAGTGCTTTAGAAGTACGTAGATCGGCTATATTTTATGCTTTAGTGGAGATTCTATTGGAAACTAGATTAAATGAACTGTATACTGGATTGGAAAAAGAAGATGATGTTCAACTTATTCATTCCTAAGTCTAAAATCGTAATAAAGAATTATATTTCTGTGTTTTTATTCATTGCTAGAAAATCTGCTCAGA